ACAGCTTGCACTGTGGGGTTTTTGTACCCTGCTTGCCTAGCCGCTTCGGTCTGTGTCATATCCTTGTGCAGATACATATCCAGAAACTGTTGCTGCTGGGGTGTTAATCTTTTGTGTCCAGCTAACCGCTGTTCCTTTGGTAGATCTTCTCCGACATTCGGCATTACGCCCTCCTAAGTAGAACAATTCTTCGGGTTGCATTTGGCAGCAACCACACGTTACAGGGTATAGGTTTGTTTATACCTATACCCCTATGTAATAGGGTAAAAAACCCAAACCTTAAACTTTGAGCCTTTTCAATAACTTACGACCCCTATTTTGCTTTGTTTGTGCTATCATTGCAAACCCAAACCAAAACCTCTTAACCTATTGATACATAACAACTTTATGAACTTTGGGGTACCAACTTTGGGTTTCTAAACTTCTAAACCCAAACAAGAACGTATCAAGAACGACCCCCATTAACATAATAACAATCTACGCAATTACCATTTGAAACCAGACGATCTGAAACATGCCCATGTACACAAGCATTTCCAGTAAAGAATGTTTTTAATCCCTGTTCTTTAGCTTTATCACGGCTGATCTTTTGCCTGTATACTGGATTGTCACTCACCAATCTAAGAGCGTCCTTAATTTCTTCTATTGTAGGCACCTTCATTCTATTTTCCTTTCCATGTAAGGTATGTTCCCGAACCCATAAGCACTGCTCCGATCATCAGCAGTACGACATGTAACCAGAACAATTCAAAGCTATGCGGCATAGGCTCGACTGCTGACATCAGCAGCACAAGAACAAATCCCGCGCCAGTCATATAGTTTCCTGTTTTAAATCCCATTGTAGCCTCCTTAAAACCCCTTTCTAGGGTATCCATGTTGTTCAATAAGCTTGCCCTGCTTGTTGTAGATCCATCCTTTAATGTATGTATCCTCATCAATGAATGACTTACCCTTTACACCATATTCTATTTTCAGAACATTTTTGCCATCAAGGTGATTATCAACAAAGTCCTTACTGACAACATCAATGATAATATCAAACATCCTGTGATCCAGAATGCGTGATATTGTTTTTTCTTCAGCGTCTTCGCTGCCATTGTCTTCAAGGTAATTTTTTTCAAAATTCATAGCAAACGAGCCATCATCTGAAAAAGTCGTTGGGTCTACGATCATCGTAATATCCACGAACAATTTGTCTGGATCTTGCATACGGTCATACACATTACTCAATCCCAACATTTTGTTTATGTCATCTTTTGCATGGGTATGAAACAACGAGGCTGATTTATCAGCCTCATCTATTTTACCATTTTTATGGAAGTATTTTGTCACGAGATCATGCCTACCGTTAGGCTTTATCTCCATGTCATAAATCTCCACCATGTCCCATGTTCCATCAGAACCAGAGTCACCTTGAGGCCAATGGCGATTTTTCAAACCCATCGCCACAAATTTTTTGACCTCTTCAACACTCTCTAGTCCCATCGTTGCGTGATGTTCATTCACTAATGCGTAATATGGCATTGATCCCTCCTTTTGCCCTTATTTAGCTTCTAGTTTGTAATCATGGATAATCGTACCCAACTCTGGGTTGCCTCTTATGTGAGGCGGTATCCACGTTGGCTCACTACGCCCTCTGATACGTCTATGGTGTCCTCTTACCCAATGCTCCCTCTTAGGCGTTCCATGCCCTGTAAACATCTGCTCATAGATCTTTACACCACGAGGCTTGGGTAACTGGATTGTCACCAGCTTGTATTCGTTCTTCGGCACCACACGACCAAAACGCATATGATCAATTTTCTTTGGTGGCGTTGTGCTTAAATGAATAACCTGATCGTAATTAAGCGTACTAAGTAACGCGATCAGAAACCTGACATCGCCCATTCCAAAACCTTGCTCATCACCATGACCGGGCAAAAAGTTACGCCTGACTAACTCAGACATTTCATCTTTTTCCCAACCCATTTTGAATTTTTGTGCAGGTATAGACCAGTGCATAGCCGCCGTTTGAACGATGCCACATTTAAACATAATATCGTCCAAAAACTCTTTTTGAACAGGGTCTTTACTATGCTTTGCGTAATACCAAGGCGCAAAAATAATATCAGAAGTCACTTGATTGTAATTTGACGCAAGCATCTCATTTTGATCAGAGAACATTCTGTCACTATTAGAAATCGAAAAACCTAATGGATAGGCTCCAATCTGCTCTACACCTTTTTGTGTTGTTATTTGATATTTAGCGTAAATGATTTTGTCGTTTACTTTACGGATGTGATACCCAACTCGTGAACCATCAATATCCTTATCATTAAACTGAATATACATGTCTGGGGTATATTTATCATGCGCCTTTTTTCTTGATTCCAAACGCGCATGTTCATCCCACTCTACCCACATGCTGTCAAAGCACGGCATAGCCCTATGCAACATCGCCAGCAATGTTTGTGGCTTAACAAAAGACGCTTTAACAATCTCGTCCAGAAGTGTGTTGTCCACTATAAACTTTTGCATTGTTGCCATATCAGCTTGCATATTTCGCCTCATGGCTTCAGCGACACTGCCGCCAGAATACATAGCAAAACCCTTCCTTGGTTCAGCCAAGGCCGCTTGCACCATGTTCGCCAGAACAGGACCGCCTTCTTCATTAACCAAATTGCGCTTTTTCATGTCATCAGCCATACGCTCAACGCCATCCCATTTATTTGTCTCAGCCATAAACAACCTCCCCAAATGTACCTAACTGCATGATATGATCTGCATCATCAGCATCCCAATCGCCACCATTCATGATTACTATCTTCCTATCATCTGGTAACAACTGAATGCCTTTCTGAATAACGTCTGACGACCATAATGTAACAGTCTCACCATCATCATCTTCCCATTCATCACCACCATGACGAATGATGATGTGAAAGTTTTTGATAAGATCATTGCCATCTTTAATTTTGAACTCCTGACCATAATCAACATGATCAATCCAATAGTTACTGCCGCCTTCAAGTACAGTAACCCACAAATCTTCAATCAGCTTTTTCCACTCATCATCTGTGGGCTGATATGTAATTGTAATTTTAGGAGCCATCATTCTCTAGCCTCAACCTTGCCTTGATTAACATTGACTGCGCTTCCTGCAATCCACCTGCCGCGCCAAGTAACAAACCAACTTCAGCTTCGGTAGCATCACTGGTAACTAAACTATGCACAGCGTTGATCGTTTGATTAAGCAACGCTTGCACCTCCAAATAATTTGTTGATCTTTGCATGTTAACCTCCATTGATAGTCGCTGATAACAGATATAAGAAGTGATTGCATACTTGTCAATAAAAAAACTAAGTATTTTTTTCACACTCTGCCGCACATGCAAGATAACCGCATCCATCAACATAATTATCTTCGTGACTCACGTTACTTTTAATACGAGCAATTTTCAGCAGACTCATCATTACACCTACATCGCCCGGGGTAATGTCCATTTCCAAGTGAATCGACCAGTAACGAGCAATTGTTCGGAAATTATCCTCCATCGCCCCGTGGTCTGCTGCTCTGTCCTTCGTTACATACTTCTTTGCTGTGTCCAGCACTTCAGCCCTTTTCATACGTTATCCCTCGCTGTAACAGCTTCATATTCACCCCGACTCATAGGACCATCAACTGCTCCGAGCCATACCCTGCCGCCTGTTGCGGTCAACTGAAACTTATCAATCCGACCATCCTGCTGCAATGTGCGAACATATCCTTCCAACGTCTGCTTCCCGATGCCTTGCAGTATCTCAGGAGCATCAGCGTCCTCCGAACGCTTATGAACCCCGTTGTTGCCACTCATATGAGTTAGAGCCACACCTTCGCGCTCACAATGAATAATCCAATCAAACATGGCATCCATCTTCATCTCAAGCATCGTGCCACTACTCAGTGATTTAATCTCCTCAGTACGATCATTCAGCAGCCCAGTCATTGGATCCCGGACAAAATGCCGAACATTTCTACTGGCTGGCCCGTTAGACTTGACCACAGCGCCATCAAAACAACTGTTGCGCTGATATGGTAAACCTAACCGCTCACATGTCTTTTTGCCACGAGCCGTATCGACCTGCCACATGGCAAATGAAGACCTGACACCATCAACTAATGCTGTTGTACCCCTGATCAGGTTACGAGCTTGTTCTGGTGTTTTAACAACTGCATCGTCTTTGATCTTGGTCATGTGATGACAAACCAGTACAGATGCACCTGTTTCTGTTGCCATACGAGCCAGCAGACCTGTTAAAGCAGCGCCAGCAGCAGGATCAGCGTTGACATCCGCATGAACAAAAGATGCCAGCGGATCAAATACGATCAATTTCAAATTACTCATCTGCAAGATTTGTTCGTATATCTTCTCGAACTCCGCTGTTGTGCTGAACTCGCCGTTGGACTCATTCATAATTGCAAACACGCCGCCCACATTTGGAAGCGACACAATCTTTAAATCATGCGGATAACCACGCCTTTCTTCAAACGGATCAAGCCGCTCAACCCGCCTGTGCATCTCGGATTCGTCATCTTCAGCAGTGAAGATAACCACGTTCCCGAACTCTTTAACCAAACCGCCAAACGTGTTTGTCATTGGCTTTCCAGATGCCACCTTCATGCCCATGTCCAGTGTCATCATGCCCTTACCAGCATCACCTGCCGCAGCAAACAGAATGGGAACTCCGAGCGGAAACGTACCATCAATCAAGAACTTTTGTTCTGGTGCAGCCCCGGCAAACCGACTGACAAGGAACGAATCATCAAGAAGGTTAATATTTGTTTTGGTTATCTTTGCTTTAGTGTTAACAAATTCTTCAATGTTATAGCCCTCAGATAAAGCATCTGAAGCATCCCAACCTTCAGGTTTACCCATTGGCGGTGTAAGCATTGTTACTGACCTAGCCCCAGCAGCCAAAGCAAAATCCTGTATGAGATCAGCCAGCTTTTTGCCAGCAGGATCGTTATCAGGCCACAAAATAAGCTCTTTGTTCTGCAATGGGGAAAAGTCAAATTGGTGAGCCGTCTTCTTTGTTAATGCACCAGCCCCACCAATCGTACAGGTAGCTGTGTATCCAGCATGGTTTAGAGCATCAGCACACTTTTCGCCCTCAACCCATATAACACGATCAGAGGCTAATACATTCGGAATGTTATATAACGGGCGTATATCTGGGAACTTGGAATATGGTGAGCCTTCGACAAACGGCCTAAACTCTTTCTTTGGCTTGCCCTTGGTGTTCAACATGGGATTGCCAGCAATATCCTTTACATTGTATCTACGGACTGTGACAAGCACCTCACCATCAGCGTTGGTGTACACATATTCTGCATCATACGGTGAATTAGCGTTGTACTGCGGCCTGATAGGATTTTCTATCGGCGCATTATCCCGAACAATTTCAGGACCAGTGCTGTCGAGGTAACTGGCAAACATCTCCTTTATTTCTGGAAACTTCATGCCACGAGCTTCCATTAAGATCTTTACAATGCCTCCGATGCCAACACCGCCGTTGAAATCCTGACCTTGCATGAAGTGCTGCGAGGCAGTGTCAATGTTGATTTTTAACGATTGCCCCGGATCACCAAGCAGTGAACCTATATAAAATGTTTTGCCATGAACACGCCCAGCAGGGAACGTATCCTGCAAAATACGAATTTGTTCGCCTTTGGGGACTTTACGAGAAATCTCCTCAACTACGTCATTACTACTAGATGTAGTATTGCCAAACCTTATTACACTCATTATATTGATCCTCGTTAAGCATTGTTTTCAACTAGGGGCGGCTCATACCGCCCCTTCTTTTTGCCAGCAAGTGTTACGGAACTCGCACCACTTACAAATAAAATAATCATTATTCTGTGCGACACGCGGCAGCATGTCGTTAGCTTCTGTAGCTTTCAGGATTTGTACTGCTTTGTCACTGGTGGCTTGTGCAAGCTCACTGTTGAACGGAACCATCTCAATGTATATCTCGCTCGTGTTTTTGTTTAACACCGTGAATACACAAGGGTTTTCAGTAAGATCCATGTAGGCTTGATACAAAGCAACCTGCGCTGCGTACACCGGGTTGGCTTCCGCCACGCCTTTGCGAACAAATTCATTGAACTTCTTTTCAGATGCTGACTTACACTCCCACAACATAGGGTATGAAAGGTGCAGCGGACCACCACATATGACCCCATCAATATGACCCCTGACTTCGCCGCCAGCGGTCTCAAAACCAAATTGTTCGCCTTTTTTTTCTGTCCGCAGGTCAAAGCCAGCGTCACGGAAGTACATAATCATCATGTCTTCGATGGTATGCCCGAGTCCAAATATGCGTAATGTCTTCGCAGGAAACCCTTTACCCTCATCAACTTCTTGGTTCATGTAACGGTACTGGAGCTTGCGTGAGCATGGATCACCAAGGCTAGAGGCACCAAGATACCTGCGCTTTGGTTGCTTGCGTTCTTTTTCTACAATCGCCCGATCAAGCTCTTTAATTATATTTTCTGCATCAGAAAGGGATGTCCGATTCTGTGAGGCCAATTCTGCCGCCTCCGTATCGGAAGTAAATTTCTGTAAGGTCTGTGCTAGAGTATTCATCATCAAGCCCTTCTGATATTCGTTTTAGGATTAGTGTTATAGCTAACACTTCCTCCTCGTTTAAGTCACATAATCGCTTTTCCCAGCCAATATTCCCGAACAATTCTCCTACTTGTTTTAATGAAGAGTCTCGTATTCCCCTTCCCTGATCCATTCTATAACCTCCTTTGATAGCGGACCATATGTACAAACATAAGTTGCATCTGAACCTTGTATGTCTACTTCCGCAACCGCGCCCTCAAAACTTTCTTCTTTGTCTTCAATTAATCCATAAAGAAGATTTGTGATGGCTTCTTGAAACTCATCTCTATCATCTGCGCTTTTGAACAACACAAAATAACTTGCTTCAAGAGAAACCTCATCCTCAAACAATACTGTTAATTTTACCTCACCCCGGTTCATGCGCTTCTTTCTTCTGAAACTATGTCATTAACAAGATGGTCAATGAAACGCTTATTCCAGACATAATTCAACATACAATTTGCTCTGTACTTAGTCCATGAAAAATCAATCGGACTTACATTCACACCGTTTTTTGCTAACAATTCCCGTTGCTTAACACTAACTGCATCATTCAACCAACGCTTAGTCTTTTTTGCACTATCGCTTGTCTCATGCTGTCTCATAAAGTCGTCAGCAGATGCCATAACGTGTCTTTTAGTACCAATAGACATTACTCTGGTCTTGCCCTCTTTTTTCTTCACAATCGCAATGCAAAGACCATCTACGTCAGCAATCATTGCGAAACAATTAAAGCCAGACGCAGACATGCAGGCTCCATTCCCAAACAAATCTATCCATCGAAACGGAGATCTTTCCATCAGATCCACTTCGGTTAGAACAAAATCTTCTAAAATTTCTGGTTCTGGACGCTCTATTTCATGGCCGCATATAGGACACTCGCGTACATTCAACGGTATCTCAGCATCGCAGTTAGAACATATTTTTACTGGTGCATCGCCTTGGGCATCATCATTTTGACTGCCATCCAAATTAACAGCATCGTCAAGTGATCCATGCGTTAGTACAGATGTGCCAAAGTCCATCACAACGCAATCAGATTTAACTACGCCCGGGTATTCTTCTTGATTGACTGTACGCAGACCACGACCAATCATTTGCACCATCGTTGCTTTGTAACTACAAGGTCTAGTCAATACGATGCAAGACACAGGTGGAGCATCAAAGCCCTCAGTCAACACAGCCACGTTAACAACAACCTGAATATGTCCAGTGCTTAGACCATGTAAGATTTGTTCGCGTTCATGTTTTGGTGTTTCGCCTGTGACCGTTGCAGCATCAATACCGTAGGCTACAAACTCTTCGCATAGATCCTCGGCATGCTGCACAGTCGAGCAGAATACAATCGTCTGGCGATCACCAGCTTTGTCATCCCACTCCTCGACCACACGCTTATTAATTGCGCGGCGGTTCATAATGCGTTCAACTTGCGCCATATCAAAATCGGATATGGTTTTGCGTACTTGATTCAACTCACTCCGCACACCAACATCAATCACATATGTTTTCGGCGGTACGAGGAACCCTTCACGAATTAACGTGGAAATTTCTATTTGATGACTACAGTTCGTGAATACGTCCCGTAAGCCCTTCTTATCGCCACGGTTAGGGGTAGCGGTAAAGCCAACGATTTGAACCCCCTCATTGGCCTTCTTTGCGGCGTTAATGATGCGTTGATATGTATCCGCAATGGTGTGATGCGCTTCGTCAACCACGATAAGATCAACTTTGGGCATATTGTCCAAATTTTTCTCGCGGCAAAGCGTTTGCACCATTGCAAATACAGCGTCACCTGACCAATCCTTTTGTGCAGCGTTTACTTCACTGGTCCTCAGAGATGGGTTCACAAGGTGAAATTTACTGGAGTTCTGTGAAACGAGTTCATCTCGATGCTGTAGCACAAGCACATTTTGTGAACCCTTGTGACGTTTGCCAACCAAGGCAGAAAGCATGATTGTCTTTCCAGCCCCGGTTGGTGCAACGACTAAAGTGTTACCGTGCTTATCCAGTGCATCAGAAGCATCGTTTACAGCGACTTCCTGATACTCACGGAGGATCATTGTACTAGCCTAGTCTATACCTGTGATTGCCTAACTTTTTATCGTAGGTTTTCACAATCTCATAGCCAACCTTTTTGATCAGGTAGATATGATTATAAACAGATGCCCTCTTATTCCCAATGACCGCATGAATTTCATCAACTGTTGCTCCTTTCTTACGAGAAATCATCTTGAGTGTTTTTTGTGCGAATTTAGGAACGTCATCAATAGGAAAAGTCATATATGGCGGAATGCCATCTTCAAACTTAGTGTCGATGATGGGGGGCTTTACGGCTCCAGCGCCCCCCTTACTGGATTTAGCGACCTGCAAAGGTTTGCCGCTAATAAATGCCCAGAGTCTCTCTAACGCGCCCATGATGGTGCTACCCCCGCTTGTACAGTTTGTTGCGGTTGAGCCACTGGTGCTTGTGCAACTGGTGCTTGCGCTACAGGCGCTTGCGTGACAGGTGCAGCTTGTCCTCCACTCTGAATATAATTAGGCGAGTCTGGTGTCAAGACTGTCTTAATCTTGTTACGATCAGCATAACCATTACTGCCTTTTTCAATTCCTAAAGTGCAGCAGACAGTCATACCGTTGATCATATGGATGCCTTGAATAGACGCACGTTTTGCTCTAGCGTCATCGCTCTCGTCTTTTGGAGAGATACCAAACCCACTATCAACCATTTGCTTAATTGTATTCAAGCCAATCTTTCTAGCTTTGGACATGCCATTCTCGTCCCTAGCATCGCCATCAACAAAAATATTTTGCCAGACTTTACGCTTGTCAAAGTTGCCACCCATAATGGTCAATTCAATCGGCAACCATTTTGCGCTAGTGGTTTGAGACTGCTTAAAGTATTTACCAGCACCATACTCTGGTATCTCAGTGTCACCACCTTCAAGTTTGACGATAGCACTAACAACAGTGCCATCAGGGATGAGTTCAAAGTCTCCACTTACGCCTTCCATTGGCGGTACGTTGTTTAGGTCAAGCATCTACGTTTTCCTCTTCTGTGTTATTGACCGTTTTTGGATTTACAAAGTTCATTGCTTCTGGCCTTGGACCAGACATTTTCTCAAGCAACTTATTAAGATGCGGCTCTTCAACAGCGTCAAGTCTGCCGCTTCTATCTTTAGCAGGATAGCCCCACTGGTTAAGCGTATCACAAACAAAGGCTCTAAATTTAGTGCCATCGTCAGCAGTCAGCGTTGTCATCGTGATTAGTTCATCAACGATACCCGGCAACTCACGCCCAGTCTTTGCACCTTCAATCTGCAAGTCGTAAGTGATGCGTCCATAATCGTCAGTCTTCTCATCAAGAATGCCGACAAAAATTACGTTCTTCTCACGAATATGTTGAAGGTGTGTTAACCATTGCATCATCTCACGACCCTGCGCCCCATACACTGCACGAGTGTCTAGCTTGCCTGTCCGATCTGATCTGGCTTCTGGTTGATTTTGATTATACGAAAAGCAAAGCCGACCAGCCACAGTAATACTATCAATGAAGATTGTATCGTATTTGCTCAACAGCTTTTCTGGATCACCATAGGTCTGACACACATACTCATAGTGTGCCATTGAGTATGGTGAGTCCTCATTTAATGCAGGGTTGCCCCCACCAAGGAAGCATGCAAAGTCTCGGCACTCAGGCCATGTACGCGGCCTGATAACGTCAACTTTACACCCTTCGATAGCGGCATCACCAGCTTCCAAGTCCATGAACAATGTTTTGTCCATGTCCAAGGTACGCACCAGTGATGTCTTCCCCACACCTGACGGTCCGCCAATCACGATCTTATGTCCGCGTTTTTCAGCCAACCGCTCTTCTGCGCTAATTATTTTTAGCATTAACCCTCCTCCCTTCTTTTTAGATCAACAGACACACCCTGCAACTCAACAGTACGAGCCTCAGAAAGTGCTGCTTTAAGATCTGGTGTGGCATTCTGAAACTTTGCTTCAGCTACAGTGTATTTGACCGTAGCCAGATGCCTTGCTGTATCCTCATCCAAAGAATTAAGAACACGCAACAGAATAGTCTCATCCCATAAGACCTTCTTACGAAAATCAACGGTAACTTTGAAGTCACCATTGTTCATTGTAGTCTGACCAAAATCCTTGCCGTCTTGAGCAAGCTGCATCTTGGCAGTCTCTTCAAACTGATCTTTGAGGGAGTTATTAACGATCTTCAATTCTTTTTGCAGATCATCAATTTTAGATTTAAGATCTTCGCGCTTGTTAAACAAAGCAGTCAGATCATTATTCAAAGTAATAGCGTTCATTGCTTTTCTCCTTTGCCTCATGTCGCTAAACATGACTGGAAGATAAGCATGCAATCTTTTCAAGTCAAGGGCAATTTGAGAAAATTGTTATTATTTTTTTTAGAAAGGTAAATCTCAACTCCATAAACAGCTTTCATGAGTTTCTTTTTGAGTTTAAATTCAGCAGTTTCCACGCCTTTGGCATCTTCTACAACTTCCTCAAGACTACCGTACTCATCTACTTTATTATATCGAAAGTCAGCCACATATTTACAAATCTTTTGATCGTTGACCACAATCTCATATGAGATTTGTCTTTGCAGGTCTGTTATGTAACCAGCTTTTTCCATAGCTGTAAGTTCGCCCCAACGCTCTGCTTCCCACTTGGAATCAAACTTGATCCCCATGAAAGTCGTTTTTCTGGCACCGTATTTGTTTGTCTTGCGTTTGTAGTTGTACATGCTAATATATGTCTATAGTTGTTAATTTATGGGAGTATTATAATGACTGATACAAAACAATACAAGTCAGTTGCTGTAGATCTTGCTACACATAAGAAGCTTGCAAAACTGGCTACAGACGATCACCGCAAAATATCACAACAAATTACAAAACTTGTTTCTGACTCTTATCAGGAGCGTTATGGCAATGAAGTTAATTCTGGTATTGGTTCAGCCGCATGAGGGAAAAAGGCGAAATGCAAAGGCTCATAGAGGCAGGTTTATGCCCTAAGTGCAAAAGCGCGGTGGACTATAGTAAAGATATAACAATTTGCAACGTGTGTGGATTACAAATATCAAACGGCAAAACGATTAATCAGCCAACGCCCTCATGCGATCCACCAAACGCCTAGCCCGGTTTGGGACTTGCGTATACCAACGCGAGTCAACCATTTCATCTGCGGCCTTGTCCCAGTCTCTAGCGTCCACACCAGCCTTCATACCCTTGAATTTGGAAAGACGCGGCCTGCCCATATTAAACATCATATTGGCGATAATATGCTGGCATTCTTCAGGTAGATCGTCAAAGTCAGGGTACAATACTTTGCACTCGTCAATGGTTACGGACATATCCAATGCGAACAATTTCTTAACACGCTCTTGTTCAACCACCGTACCCACGGGTTTGCCGTGTTCTTCGTCATTTTCAGTTATCAAATGTCCTATGCCGCAAGTGGGTAAGCCAAGGTGGTCTAAATACACCTCATACTTACAGCCCTCGTCAGCGGCTATTTCTTCGCGTAATACATCTTTGTTCATTTTACGGGTTCCCTGTTCCTAACAGACCTGCCGTTGGACCTCTGATGCCCAAGGTTTGAGCCACACCGGGGTTCGCTGCTGCCTGTTGTCGAATTGTACTGGTTCCTGCTGGGGCTGTTGGTTGTGTTACGTTTATGCCTCCAAGACTAGATGCTGTGTTTGGTGGAGTCATCTTACTTCGGATTGCGGACAATTGTTCGGTTAATCCTGAGTTATCAGCTATGGCACGAATTTGTTTAGAGGCTTCGTTAACGCCTTCTTGCAAAGCTTGACCCGGAGTTTGAGCAACAGCAGCTCCAATTAATTGCCCTAGAAGCTCTGACTTTGATTTAGGGCTAAGACCTTTTGACATACGCTCATAGTCTCTAACGACTCTACGATATATTGGTGCAGAGTCTAAAATCCTTGTAACTAAAGTAGCTCTGATAATTGAACCCAGATTAGCTAAAGGACTTGCAGCGATATTAGCCGCAATAAGATCACCGCCTTGAGCAGTTTTTGCATTTGTCGCTAGAATTTTAGCAAACTTTTCCATATCAATCCCAGTTTCTTTGCCAAACACGGCTCTTAACTTGCCTTTTTCTGCTGCCGCAGAGAAAGCCTTAGACATACCCTGTAAAGCCTTTCCATCGACAAGTGCGCTAACTCCAAAATCTTGAGTTAACTGAGATAAGAAAAATTGTTGCACTTTTTCCCTGCCAGCATCATCAAGTGAGTTCATTATTGATTTTACTTCATTAGTTTTAGCTGGGCCTGAGATATAAGAAGCTGCCACTCCAGCGTCTATATCTTCATTAGCCAATATTTTCTTTCGGATGCTATTATTTTGAAAATCGTAAGCTTCTTTTTGAGCTTTCGCTACGTTTTGCAAAGCATTTACAAATGGTTGTTTAGCACCTGTAGATCTTGCCATCATTAATGCGTTTTCCACATCTACCTTACTTGTTCTCCCGGGAATAGTTGTTTGACGTATTTGATCTGCAAGATTTTTAATCTTTGCATACCGTTCTTTTCCAAAAAGAACATCACCAGTCGCGCCTAAATCGTCAATCTGTTGAGAAAAATTAGATCCCTTAAAAGCATAAGCATCATCAGCCTTAAAGCTTGTTTTCTTTGCAGCATTTGTTAACCACTCAGTTGCAAGGCGTTCTCTAAATTCATTCGTAAGCTTGTCTTTTTGCCCTTTAGGTGCGTTTGCTCTAATAACATCTAAGGTTTTAGTTACAGACTGAGCATCCCCATTTTTAATTATTTTAGACATAAGAGTAACATTCGGCATTAAATCTTCTATAGGAGTGCCAGAATTTCTGCTCCTAACAACATTGTCTCTTAGTTCTTTCAAGCCTGTTGCTCTGGTCATGTTGTCAATTTTGGTCATGCCGTCCAAATAGAACTTACGAGCAGGAGCAAGCTGTTCGGCAGCATTGTTTAATAATTGAACACTATCGGCGCTAAGTGAAGAAGCGGCAGGAGATATGGCCACGTTTTTAACAGCCTGTTCTGTCATCATGCCGTCTATTTGACGGATTGCATCATCAAGTTTATCCGTGCCATTCATGCCTTTGAAAGCGAAGTTTGTATCCCATAGCTTTTTACGAAGAAGATAAAGTTGAGCAAAGGAAGCCTTGTCTCCGAGGCCCTCAAAACCTTGTATAATTGCATTCGCTACTAAATCTTCATCTGCCAGCTTGTCAGGAATTCCAGTGCTGGCTCTGATAGATGGTGTGTAACGTCTTTTAAGTTTTTTTGCTGTTTCCTTTAAGTCACTTGTAAGAAATATTTCCGCATCACCAACCGTGTCTTTCATGACCTTATCAATAGCCGCATACTTAGATGTTGCTAACTGATCAAATTGGTTAAGTGATTTAGCCAAGGACTGAAATACAAAATTATTTATACTGTCATCTGATTTTGCTGCTGCGCCAAGCTCTTTAGTGAGTTCATCAAATTGATTTAAAACTCCCATTCTGGCTTCTTCTTCTGCAACTCTTAAAGCTTGATTTTTGCCTTGTATTCCAGCTTTTAATACCTCACCAGCTTCATCTGCAATGGTCTGGGATATAGGTGCATCAGCAGACAATCCAAGTTGGGATTTGTAAGTATTAAAAGTGTCATTTAAAGTTTTATAATTGTTAATTAACCGTTGACTTGTGCCTCTGATTTTTTCACCAATTCTTTGCGCTCTGGCACCAATTGCTGTTCCCCCGGCAGTATCAAGAGTTGGTGCTAAACCTCCAAATCCAACACGAGTTTCGCCAAACCCCATGCCTGTTGGCCCAGAAATTTCGGTCATTACCTCATCAACGGGACGGCCTGTTTTTTCAGAAATTTCTTTTGCTTGAGCTAAAAGTATTCTTTTAGACGCTTTTTCATCAGCAAGACCCATGCCGACTGTTTGAAGCTCTTCTCCCTCAAGCCTTTTACCTCTTAACCCACGCACAAATGGAGCAGCAATCTTTATTGCGCCACCAATAACGACTTCACCAGCAGCGCCAATCCCAAAATCCAAAGCAAGATCTTTTGTTATTTCACCAGCACTTTGCCTAGAAACACCAAGCATTCCTTCAATGGCCTCTTCAATGGCTCCTGAAGCTGCTGTACCCGTACCCGCGCCTAATGCGCCTCCAAGAAAAGTACCGACTGGCCCCATTGCACTGCCTAACGCTGCGCCTTTTACCGTTCCGTAAATACCGCCAGCAATATCAGCGCCCATGCTTGCTAAATCAGCAAAGTCGTAACGAGAAAGACCTTCTTCATCAATAAGTGTGTTTTGCGCTAGGTCAACTCCAACCTTTTTACCACCTTCAGGAGTAAGAGCTAGTCTCCCACGATTATCGCGCAAAAAGTCGGTGTCCTTAGACATGCCGAACAATTCTGTTAACTTAGCATCTTCTTCTTCAGCAGTTTCAGCCATAGAAAGAACAGCACGAAGAGATCCGCTTTTTACGCCTGTTTTTGTGTCGAACAATTGTTCTTGTTGAGTAGCTTGAGCGGCTTGATTTTGTTGTAAAGAAGATCTTTCAGCTTGTTTTGCAAGTTTATTTATTTGTTGCATTTCAATATAATTAGGTTTCTCTCCCCTAATTTCAAAAGGAACAAATTGTCCGGGCAAAATTTCTACGTCAATTGTAGGCATATTATCCCCTAATTATTTTTCCGTCTTTAAAAATTAATTTTCCTTCAACGCCTTTAATTTGATCAAGTGTTCCATATTTATCTTCAATAGCTACAAGATCTTTAGCATCGACGTGATTTTGTGCATCATAAAGATGATCTAAACCTTGATCAAATTCATTCAACTTTTGATCAAATAAGTCTCTTAAAAGATTAACGGCATTTAATGTTTCATCAAGGTTAGTAAACCACGTTGGCTTTTTCATAATTTCTTCTGTCCATATGCTAACATCCACATTTGAAATGCCATTACCTGTTTCTTGAGTCATGAACCTTTTAAATCTTCCCATGAGAGCATTAACAGCTTGAACATATTCTTTTTCACTTGTTGGCTTTCCTACATTTTGATCTGGGAACAAGGCTTTGCTAACAGAGGCAAGTCTATCAAATGCTAATTTAGCTGTACCTCCTCCTTGAGCAATATCTCTGGCAGCACTTTCCATAACATCTAAAAGCTCTTTAGCGTCCTGAACACCAGCCCTTCCATCTATATATTTTCTTACCATAGGCTCTGCGCCAATGATCACAGGCTTATTGGGACTTTTCTTATCGTAAGCCATAATAATATCAAAGGCATCCTTTGCTCCTTGCCCAGTCGCAAATGGAAGATTGTATGTCTTATCAAATTCAAGATTACCGCCTTCTCCATCTTCAAGCATTTTAAGTTCAGTTTTAAGCCTCTCAGTTTTTCTGGTCTGCATACCTTTAATTAATTCTAATCTCTCTTTGGCGCGTCTATCCATTTCTGCTTTTTGCAAATCTTGCAACCTAGTCAAAGCCGCTTGTTCAGTTGCTAATACTGTAGCTTTATCTTTAGCTCTTTGTTCAAGAGCATATTTTCCCGCAGCAATTTGTCCTGCACGGCGTTCTTGTCTTGCTTTTTCCATAACAGGCAAGGCTTTCTCACCAGCCGCTCCAACTGCACTTAAAATATTACCAACATCAAACCCTCTGCCAGCTTTGTTCTGCATAAGGGCTAATCCAAAAGCCATCAAAGCTGCACGATTATCAGCTTCTCCTGAAATATCAATGCCTGTAGCTTTAGAAAATTCGTCTTTATAATATTCAATTCCTTTAACACCAGTATCTTTACCAGATTTTGTATCTTCGTAAGATTTCATAGCTTGTGCAATGGCTTCTTCGTAAGGACTCTTATATTCTTTTTTATCTCCAGCGTCTTGAGATGAGCCACTAAACACAAGAGCTTGATTTGCATTAGTCTCACCAAGCCCACCGGCCTCTTCGCCGCTACCAGCGCCGCCAGTGGTTGCCGTGGACGGAGTAGATCCTCCACTGTCAGCAGGAGGCTCAACACCAAGGCCAGCGGCTCCAATGTCAACATTTAGGTTTGGATCTCCAGAAAACACAAGAGGTTGGTCTTCATTACTTCCACCAAGATCGCCATCACCAGTAAGAGGCATTTTTCCAGAAGGATCTGGATCAAATATATCAAAAGGACTTGGGTCTGGCATGCCGCTAATGCCTGTTCCATCCATAGCAGCTCCAGCTAAATTAGGGTTTATTGAGCCAGTCCCACTTGTAAGATTTTTTATTGCTTGAAGAATCCCCTCTTGAGCAGACTTTCTTGCATTAATTGCTTCAGTCTGAGTAGGGTACATGCTTAATAATTTACCCAGCATACCACCGCTTGCCGCATCCTTACGAAACGCTGCTTCGTTTGCGTCACCTTGTAGAGATGGTGCTTTAATTGCCCCTAAACCAGAACTTAAAGGTAATGTTTGATTTTGAGCCATCTAAGCTCTCCTATTTACTGCCAGTTGGCTTAATGCCCTGCAAGGCAGTATATGCTCCCACACCTGCTAAGAAAGGATTTGTTGCCGGAGTTGTGGCTGATTTAAAGGTGGACGATAAACCAGCACTAGGCATACCTTTTAACAAGGACTGTCCCATTTCAAGGCGTGTAAATGGCTCTTGTGCCGCTGCTAATTGATTTTGTCTTTGAGCCTCAAGCTGTTGTGACTGGAGATTTCGACCAATATCACCTAGCTGTGTAAGCATGCCAAGATCAGCCCTGCCAAGTTCTGACTGCACACGACCAATATCGGCTGTTGTGCCAGCTAATTGACCATATGCCTGCCCTAAACCGCCCATGAGTTGAGCGGACTTTTGTGCGGTATTCATTGCATCTTGATAGCCTTTACGCTGTGCTTCTCCTACAGCAGCCAATCTACGTCCCTCTGCTTCAGCAGCCTGTACACCTTGACGAGAACCACCAAAAGCCCCTGCGCCAACAGCGGAACCTGCTAGTTTGTTTTTTTCCATAGCAGCTTGGCGATTTATTTCATTGATAACACTACCCTGATACGGGTTCATGTATTGTTGAGCCATAGCTGGAAGGTTCATTAAAGAACCAAGACCAGCAGAAAGAGCCGCTTGCCCACCTAGCGTTTGACCTGAAGCACCCAACATAAATGGAGCATAAGATCCAACCATGCCCGGAGCCATGCCAAGGGCTTGCTGTTGTAGGGGATCAAGACCAGCAACTTGTTGTTGTGGTAAAGCAATTGGACTATCAAGCAAGCCCTGTGAAGTTTGATTACCAGACGAATCAAACTCACCGAATGCTGTTCCAAGGAGACGCTGTTCTAACCCCTCAAGGTAAGGAGCCAGACGCTGTATTTGTTCTACTGTTTGCGTAGACATTATGCCATCCCCTCAAATTTATCCATCATACTGTACATTCGGTTAAGACCTTTATTTACGTCACCCCCACCCGCGCCTTCAACAGCGTCACGAGTCATAACAAATTCACCAGCCGTTAATAATGCTGGCACATCGTCTTTGGTTCCAGATCCTTCGTATGGATTGATAGGCCCGTCTCTTCTAGGAGGATTTGCTGGATAACTATCCATCGCACCACCTTGGTTAAAATACTGGACTAAACCGCCTTGATTATAATTTATGCCACCAAGCTTACCGTATTGTAAACCACCAGCATATGGTCTTTTTTCAAATGCCGTTCTTGTGTCTTCTTTATCACCGCTTGCTAAAAGCTCTGCAAGCAAACCTGCGGCTGCACCTTCGCCAAGTTTTGTGTTTAAAACTTTGTATAACAAATTGTCATCAGCCATACCAAGGCCCTGCAATAACTCAGCCGACATGGTTTTTGGCTTAATTGCTTCAACTCCTTGACTTGCACCTGTCCCTGCTGAAGCCGCCTCTCTTGCTGCTGCGGCTGCTTCGCTTGGAGATTGAGTTCCTCTCATTGGGCTAAATGGAGCATCTACCCTTTCCATAGCAGTTGTTCCCTGATCAGCTATTGTTCCGGCTCCGCCAAACATGGTAGATCCTATCCCGCCAAGCAGTGCTGATTTCAGAGCGTCTTTAGGTTTTTGACCAGTCAGAAGGCCAATACCTCCTGATATTAAAGCATTCTGTACGGCTGGGTTTGCCATAATCCCAGTTGCACCACTAAACAAAGGAGCAGCAGCAGGCCCTAAAAAGCTGCCAGCTACCGCAGGTAAAGCTATTTTGGCTAGATCATCTAAAAAACCCATAGTTTAAATCCTTACTAAACACGAACAATTATACAGAAAAATCTTGTTATGTCACTATCTTCACTGTTCCTGAGTCATTATACAAAGAACCAACTTCAAGACCAGATGCACTTGTAGGTAATCCAGTTAAAGTGGCAGTAGAAGCACGAATGCCTCCGGGGTTACGCTCTTGCTCAATAAATATCTCCAAAGCTCTTATTAAATCAGACATATAGCTCACGCTGTACTCCTCTGGAGCTTCTGGCAGTCTTGGTGGTGGGACTTGATTGCTAGACATTAGCGCCTCCCATCCTGACGCAGATTAACCCGTGGGCTGCCTAGTCTCCACTTAGCTCCAACTGCACTTGACTCAACCCTCAACGCGAATGAACGACCACGAGATCTCATGTCTAACTGTGCTGTATATGTTTCAACTGGAACTGTTTGTGTTCTAATTGTTGTCCCAGAACCAGTATTAGAAAAATCCTCTCCGGGGTTGTCTCTGGATTTTATTGTAAATGTAGCTTGCGGGGTAGATATAGCTGTTGAACCAGAAAAACTTAAATCTGGTATTACCTTGTTTATAAAGGTAAATCTATCTCCATCACCAATATCCATTACCGCTGATTCTATATACGACTCCATAGCCGCTCCATCGTCATCGTGACCGAACTCTTGGTTGTAAACATATCCACCTTCTGTAGCCAGAGGGAAGGGCCGAGTACCACGATCCAACCAAGCTGTTCTGCTAAGATTGCCATAATACCATATTTTGTCCAAGTAATTGTACACTACATATCTGTCATTAGACTGTGAACTGGCTGATGCGTAGAACCAGAACACCTCACTGAATTCAGAATTAACTCCGCCATATATCTTGTCGTTTTGATCAAGATTAATGTCGTTGAATACTTTATCCTTAACAGTACATTGTAATTGTTTTGTTTGACCAGCGTAGACATAAAAGTTGTCGTCACCCATCCAGAACACAAAATCTTCCGTGGCAACAGCGGAATTTGGCCCGGCAATAGTTATG